GCAATGCGGGATTGCCGGAGGATGAGAAGAACGACCATCCGACCGTGAAGCCTGTCGCGCTGATGCGCTGGCTTTGCCGCCTGGTCACTCCTCCGAGTGGCCGTGTCCTTGACCCGTTCACGGGCTCCGGTACGACGGGCATCGCCGCGCTCGCCGAGGGCTTTGACTTCATCGGTATCGAGAAAGAGCCTGATTACGTCCACATCGCCGAAGCCCGTCTACGCGCCGCCGAACCTGCCCAAGATAGCGTTTCTGACCAGAAAGGACATTGACCGTGCGGACAATCTGGAAGTACAAGCTGTCGGTTGCCGATACCACCGACATCTTGATGCCCGTGGGCGCGCAGGTGCTTGACGTCAAGATGCAGCATGACGACGCTGTCATGTGGGCGCTTGTTGATTCGGATGCGCTTCTCCGGCTACGCCGGTTCCACATCCTTGGTACAGGTCATGACGCGTCACGATTGCTCCCTCTTGATAGGTATGTCGGCTCGTTCAACAACGAGAACCTCAGTCTTGTGTTTCACGTCTTCGAGAGTCTGCTTTGAGCGCCATCTAACGTGACATTCGCGTGAGCAGTCTTGCCAGACCACACCCGGAGACACGGCTGTACCGGGCGCGCGGATGTCACTTCCCACCCGAAACGCTACCCAGGAGGAATCTGATGGATGACCAGCTAGAGGAAGACCTAGAGACGATTCACTCCTTCATCGAGTCACATGCCCCGTGGTGTTTCGTGCGGTGGCCGAAAAGGACTGACCAGCCGTGTGACTGTGGCGTATCCGGGGCTCACGAAGCTTTACGCCGCCTAGAGACGCGTCTGCGGGGCATCCGTGAGTGACGCCGGATTCACAGGGACACGGCGCGGGATGACGGACGCGCAGAAACGGGCACTTGAGGACCTGCTCGTAGGTCGGCCGTGCGGACGCGTCCACCACGGCGACTGCATCGAAGCGGATGCCGCTGCTCACGACATCGCGATTCGGCTGGGCAAGCATCCCGTCATTCACCCGCCAATAGACCCGAAGTACCGCGCGTTCAAGTCCGCACCCGCGTCGCACATGCGCGAGCCGCTGCCGTACCTGGAGCGGAATCACGCCATCGTGAACGAGTCAGACTTCCTCATCGCCGCACCCTCTGGTCCCGAGACGCTGCGCTCTGGTACATGGGCCACGGTCCGCTACGCTCGCAAAGTCGGTAAGCGAGTGCTCGTTATCATGCCGAACGGGGAGATACTGCCGTGAGGCGCGCGCTCGTTGTACTCGCGACCGTAATGTGTGTGGCCCTGTCAGCACTTCCCGTGCAGGCGCAGATGTGGCGCGACCACCGTGTGTGCCAACTGAATCACAGCGGCTACTCAATACGTCAAGTCAAGGCGTTGATACGGTGTGCCTCGGCGCGCTTTCCCGTGCAAGGCGGCCCGAGCAAGGCTCTAGCGGTTGCGTACTGCGAGAGTCGGTACTACCCGCACGCCACGCTCGGCATCTACCACGGAGTATTCGCCCTCTCAGACGAAGAGTTCAACCGTGTGTGGGCTCAGCGCCGTCCGCTGTGGCACCGCTGGGGCGTCCGCGACAATATCTGGGACGGCCAAGCGAATGTCCTGCTAGGGGTTCACAAAGCACACACGTCGGGTAGCTGGAGTAGTTGGTCGTGCGGCTAAGGAGGAGTGAGAGATGAAGACGTTCAAGACGATTGACCTCGCCTTCGAGGACATCCCCGAAGGCGTCACGTTCAACCACGAGATTATCTACTACATCGAGCGACCACTCACGCTCGACGAGTGGATTGCTCTCGACGAGGCACAGAGCGACGCGTTCGAGAAAGTCGGTATCTCGATGGAAGACGTACTCGGTATCGCGGGTCCCATCCCCTTCCCCGAAGCGTACGAAGAGATGCGGTTCGGCAAGGCCGACGAAGAACTTGAGGACGAAGAGACGATTCCGCTCTCTGAAGTGCTCGAAGACATGCGGAAGGAAGACCGTGATGATTCCTGACCCTGACGCCGAGTGCGAGTGCGGTCACGAGTATGCCGACCATTACGGATACGACGGTGAGTGCGACCTGTGCCCGTGTGAGGAGTTTGAGGAAGCGTGAGTCTTGAGGGTGTGCAGCTAACGCTGGTCGAGAGTCCGGGTGAGTTGGCCGACTTTCTCGAATGGCTCGGTCATGACCGCCGCATCCTCGGTGTGGACATAGAGACGACGGGTTTGAATGTCGCGAAGGACCGCATCCGCATGGTTCAGTTCGGCGACGCGCAGCGCGGCTTCGCGCTCTCATACCGAGACTGGCGCGGCATCATCCGTGACATCTTCGCGCGGTATCGCCGACCAATGGTCGGTCACCACTGGAAGTTCGACTCCGGCTTTCTCGCGCGCGACGGCATCACCACACCGTGGGAGCGGACGCACGACACAATGCCGATGTGCTTCCTGTACGACTCGCTCGGGCCGAAGTCACTGAAGGCTGCATCGGCACTCCACATTGACCCGGCCGCCCGGGAGGGCGAAGCGCAACTGAAGAAAGCGATGGCGAAGAACGGTTGGACGTGGGCCACCGTGCCTGAAGACTTCCCCACCTACTGGGAATACGCCGCCCTCGACACCGTACTGACCGCTCAGCTTGCCGAGAAGCTCTGGCCGCTCATTCAACCTTACCGCGAAGCGTACGACCTTGAGATGGCCGTCGAGCGAATCCTGTGTGACATGGAACTGCGCGGCGCGCGCATCGACGTCGGGTACTGCCAGGACATGCTTCAGAATCTGCTCTGGGAGCACGGTGCGCTGCTCGACCAACTTGCACCGCTCAACCCACACTCGGCCGCAGAGGTCATCGCTGAGTTCGCAAAGCAGGGTGTCACGCTGACCAAGCGAACGCAGAGTGGGCAGTTGGCCGTGGATGATGCAGTGCTCCAGCATGTTGGCACACCGTTCGCCGCACAGGTCGTGAAGGCACGTGAACTGAAGAAGCTGATGTCGGCCTACTTCGAGAACTTCCTAGAGCAGCGCGACGGTGACATCCTGCATCCGCACATCAACCAGTTGCAGGCGCGCACCGGCCGAATGTCTGTGACCGAGCCTGCACTGCAAACCGTACCGAAGACGAGCTTCGTGCGTGACGCGTTCATCCCGCGTGAGGGGAACAAGCTCGTGCTTTGCGACTATGACAATGAAGAGGTTCGGCTCATGGCGCACTTCAGTCGCGACCCCGGCATGATTGCAGCCTTTCTTGAGAACCCGCCCCGTGACGTCCACTTGGACGTTTCCATCCGCTGCTACGGGGAGCAGGAGGGACCGGCAAAGCGTGACCGAGGAAAGAGAGCACTCTTTTCGAAGGCGTATGGTGCGGGCGTCGCGAAGTTCGCTCACACCATCGGTGTGCCGGAGTCTGAGGCTCAGCGCATCTATAACGCGCTTGAGGCGACCTACCCCGGCCTTCAGACCGGGATGGAGAAAGCAACACGCATCGTACGCGAGCGCGCGTCATACGACCACGCTGAGACTGGTTACGTCGTACTGAGTGACAAGCGCCACATCCGTGTGAAGAAAGAAAAGGCGTATGTGGGCTGGAACGCGCTGATTCAGGGTAATGCTGCCGCGGTGCTGAAGCGCGCAATCGTTGACCTAGAGGCGGCTGGACTTGGGGAGTTCCTCATCCTGCCCGTGCATGACGAGTTGATGTTCGACGTACCCGAGAGCGATGTTGCTGAGGTTGTGCCACTCATCGAGCAGACGATGCGCCGTGACGATTGGCGTGTTCCGTTGACCGCATCGGCAAAGGTTGCCGACCGTTGGGGAGACCCGTACAGGGAGAACCACAGTGAATGAACGCCGCCGTCCCGAACTTGAGCGCCGAACGCTCGTCTACGTGAGCGGGGCTATGACTGGCAGGTCACGATTCCGTCCGCTTCGGTGGTTGCAGTTCCGCCGCAACTGCCGCCGTGGTACGCGTATCGGTATCCACCTGATTCGACTTGGTTTCGCGTGCATCATCCCGCACATGAACGGTTACGCACCGTACAGGCGCGGCATGACCTGGCAGGATTGGCTCGGGAGCGACCTTGAGGCCGTGCGTCGCTCCGACGTGCTGCTGCGACTACCGGACCCGGACCGTACGTTTCCCTCGAAGGGTGCGGACCAAGAGGTTCGAGTTGCACACCGTAACGGTGTGCCAGTTGTTCTCGGCGGTCCGCCCGAACTACTTGTCTGGCAGCACGAAAGAGACCAGGAGCGTGACGAGTGAGAGTGGTAGCGGCCGACCCAGGCGGCACAACCGGCGTCGCTGTATACGACTCTGCCGTAGGACAGGAGAGCTTCCAGTCCTTCGAGTTGCCGACGTGGGAGGCCGTTCACGCGCTTGACCGGATGCTCGACCGGCTGCACACTCCGTTGGCCGAGTGGGTTGACCTGCTCGTGTGTGAGTCGTTCATCATCAGCGAGGGCACGCTGAAGAAGACGCGCGCCGGTTCGTACGCTGCGTTGGAATCCATCGGTGCGCTCCGTTACCTCGCACAGAAACACATCATCCCGTTCGAGTTGCAGGAGCCGGTCGCCAAGGGCATCGCGACAACCGAGCGACTCAAGATACTCGGCTGGCATCGACCGTCGAAAGGTGGGCATCAGAATGACGCTGCCCGACACCTACTTGTGGCGGCCATCCGCTACAAAGTGATTGACCCGAAGATGTTCTTGGAGGCAGACCGATGAGAGAAGACGCGTTTCGCCGCCACCGCAGAACGTACTCGTTCCGCGCATGGATAGACGAACAGGGCTCCAACAAAGACTACGAGCATGAGAAGTGGTGCGCTACCGACGTCGAGTTCCACTGCGGGTCCTGTTCGCATCTGCGGATGTGGGACCTGAACTGGAACCTCAACAGTCACAACATCATCCGCATCGTTCGTCGTCGGCACCCGCTCTATCTCTGTGTGGTGGTCGGGTGCAAGTACAGGACGCTCTTGCAGATAGGTAGAGGGCAGACAGCGTGATTACCGCCAGCATCATGCTCGCTTTCGCCGCTGGTCTGTCCTGCGGCTTCACACTCGGGAGGTTTTTCGAGCGCTGGGAATTTATCCGCAAGGGCTACCGGCTTCCGCGCCGTGGAGAAGAGGAAGACCATGAGTGACGACACGAACCCGTACGCGGCGCGAATCAACAACGCGCATGGCGTCAACCCTGACGCCCAGGTTGTCGCACTCGCGATGATGGCTGTGGCCTGGGAGATACGGCAACTGCGCCGCACTGTTCGGACTCTTGGTGACCAGTTTGCGGAGGGCACAGACGCTTCACCACCGTGGGAAGATGACGATGACATATTCGCTTGACCTCGACGAGGTAACCGGCCGCATCACACTCCGTGGGCCGACAACGGCGACGCCGATTGTGCGACAGATTCCTGGCGCGCGCCACGATGCGAAGCGGCAACTGTGGACGTTCCCACTTTCGTGGGCGACATGCGTGACGGCACGCGGTGTGCTCGGTTCCCAGCTTGAGGTTAGCCCGCGTCTTGCGGAGTGGGCGCGGTTCGACCGTATGACCAGGCGTGAGCCGGTGCTTGAGCTGCGTGAGGCGTTTGACATAGACCTCGATTCTGCGGCTGCCCGATTGCTTGAGCAGATTGAGACTTCGACGGCGAGCGAGGCATGCGCACCGAGCGATGCCCCTCGCCGTCCTACCACTACAGGAGATGATAGTGCCCCGAGTCTGACCATGCGAGGTATCACCGTGCCCAGACTTCATAGCTATCAACGTCCTGGTGCCATCTTCCTAACGACCGCAGGGTCGGCTCTGTTTGGCTGGGACATGGGCACGGGCAAGACGCCAATGGCGATTCGCGCAATGCAGTTGCTTGCTGCGGACGGGCACGGTGTGGTCCGAGCGCTGGTAGTTTGTCCGAACAGCGCGAAGCATCAGTGGGCTCGCCGGTTCGCCGAGTGGGCTCCCGAGTTTCGCGTCGTGGTCGCGCGCTCCGGCACCGTGAACGCACGTAAGGCCATCGCTGCTATCGAGGCCGATGGGGCCGACGTCCTAGTGCTCAACTGGGAAGCGCTACCGAATCTGTCGCGGCTCGCACCGTATGGCTCCATCGAGCTTCAGGGCTGCACCGACTGCGACCCGCTCTCTACCCGGCCGCCGTCTCGCTGCCAGCGCAGTGACAAGGAGTTGAACAAGGTCGCGTGGGAGTTGGTCATCGCCGATGAGGCTCACCGTGCGAAGGAGCCGAGCGCGCAGCAGACGCGCGCTCTCTGGGCTATCGGCGACAAGGCGCAGTATCGGTGGGCGCTGACCGGCTCTCCACCCGAGCGGCCGGATGCGCTCTGGACCCTGTTGCGCTTCGTCTCCCCCAATGAGTATCCCGGGAAGATTGCGTTCCTCGACCGATACGCCGTCATGGCCGCGAACATCTGGAGCGGCTTCCCCGAGCCGACCGCGTTCAAGCCCGAGCGCCGGGAAGAGTTCGACCGCTTCTTCCTGCCACGCTTCATGCGCCGACCGTACGCGGTTGTGGACCAGACAGAGCCCGTGCGAGAGAGACGGGACGTGGAGCTTTCCGGCAAGCAACTGAAAGCGTACAACGACTTCCGCAAGTCGCTGTTGGCCGAGGTACAGGACGGCGTCATCTACACGTCGAACCCACTGACCAAGCTCCTACGCCTGCGCCAGCTTGCCTCAGCCTACGGTGAGGCTGACGGGAACGGAGGCATGCGGATAGCTCCTGTGCGTTCGCCCACGACAAACGAGGATGACGAGCACTACCTGAATCGGTTGGCTGTCGTACCGTCCTCGAAGCTCGACGTCCTCGGGGAGGTTCTCGACGAGTTGGGTGACCGGCAGGTTGTCATCTTTGCCGAGAGCGCGCAGTTGCTTGCGCTCGCGGGCGCGCGCCTGACGAAGCACGGGATACGGTATGGCCGAATCGTGGGTGACGTCTCCCCCGAGGGACGCGACCGCGCAGTCGAGCAGTTCATACGCGGTGACATCCGCGTCATGCTTTGCACTGTTGGTGCGGGCGGCGAAGCCATCGACGGTTTGCAGGTGACCAACGTCGCCATCTTCCTACAACGACCGTGGAGTCGCCAGCTTTCAACGCAGGCTGAGGGCCGCATCCACCGGCTGGGGCAGGAAGGTACGCCACTCTTCATCGACCTTGTCACGACCGGCACCGTGGAAGAAGCGGTTCTCGACACGCTTGCCGACAAGGCTGAGGCACTCGAAGACCTTGTACACGACGCAGAGACGTTAAGGAGATGGCTCTCGTGAAGGAGCGCCCGGATAGCGTTTCCGTGAGGAAACGACATGGAAGCTGACATCCGACAGGCGATTGCCGACCGTACGTGGTGGTATCGGAACTGTGTTCGGCAGCGAAAGAACGGGGCCAAGATATGCAACGAGTGTCCCATGCGCGCACACATCGAGGGCGTTGAGCACACCGCGATATTGAACCAACTAGCTGCCCACTGCAACCACGAGGGCCACAAACCGTGCCGTGACCGCTCGTGCTTCCTCTTCGGCATGGACCACTGCCATGCGGTCGTTTCCTGATGGAAGCGACATTGAGATGAGCGCACATCTACGGCCATTGTCTCGATGTCAATGGTACGGCTGCAAGAAACCAGCGACGGAGGAACTGTACAACGCAGTGAACGCGCAGTCTGGCGTTTACTGTACTCCGCACGCAAAGCGCGCACTACGAGAGTTTCAAGAACGATTCGAGAGGGAGACGAAGGGGCATAGCTAATGACGCCTATCAAGCGAATCGACATCAATGAGTTTGTCGAGCGTGGTTATCTGCAAGAGGTAAACCGGCGCTTCCTGCATCCACTCGGACTGGCGCTCGAAGTCGTCATCGAGGAGGACGGCTCCGCGCATCTGGGCGGTGTCTGGGATTACCGGGAAGACTTCGAAGGTATTTGCTTTGCTGGGGGTTATGCCGACCTTGCCCCGAAGGCTGAAACTGTCGAAGCCGAGTGGCAAGCCCGCGTGTCGTTCCGCGAGAAAGCGCTCGGCTACATTGTGCAACCTATTGTGCCTGTCGAAGATGTCGTTTCTGATGAGAAACGACATGAGGAGACCACTGAATGACTCACCCATCCGTGTCAGGCGCGGGTTGGAAACTCATCACAGGTGACTGTGTTGAGGTCATGCGCGCTGGAACCGCTGACTCCGTTGACGCCATCGTTTGCGACCCTCCTTACGGCCTTGAGTTCATGGGCAAAGATTGGGACCGCCTTGGTGGAAACCGAACATCCAAGACGGGCATCGGTGAGCGCGAAACACCGTGGGTTTCGCCGCAAGGATGGAACAGATATCGCTGTGCAAACTGTGGGCACCTGCCGCACGGAGGTTCTCCGTGCAAGTGCGGGAACCAACAGCTTGTAAGCGACAATCGTATGCTCCTGATGCAGGACTGGCATTACACGTGGGCCGTGGAAGCGCTGCGCGTCCTGAAGCCGGGCGGGTACTTGCTCGCGTTCGGCGGGACGCGCACGTATCACCGTCTCGTCTGCGCGCTGGAGGACGCCGGTTTCGAGATTCGCGACACCGTTGCGTGGCTCTACGGCCAGGGCTTCCCGAAGTCCCTCAACGTCTCCAAGGCCATAGACAAAGCCGCCGGTGCCAAGCGGGAGGTTGTCGGCACGAAGGTCGGGCAACCGGGCTACTCGCTGGGTCAGATGGACAACCCCGGTGGCGTTGCGATGGAGGGAAACATAAATGGTTCGTTGCGCCACCCTGAAGCAGAGTGCGCTGTTACCGCCCCCGCTACCCCCGACGCCGCCCGTTGGGAAGGATGGGGGACGGCGCTCAAGCCCGCTTTCGAGCCCATCGTCGTCGCACGCAAGCCGCTTTCAGAGCGCACCGTGGCCGCGAACGTACTCCGTTGGGGTACGGGCGCTCTCAACATAGATGCTTGCCGCATCGAAGGCCCGCTTGACCCCGCGAATGAGAAGCGGATTGGGCGTGACTACACGACCGAAGAGTCGAACTTTGGAGATTCGGCTCCAATGGGGCAGAAGACACATGCTGTTGTTGGTGGTAACCCTGCGGGTCGCTGGCCCGCCAACGTCGCCCTAGACGAGGAAGCCGCCGTTCTCCTCGATGAGCAGGCGGGGAAACTTCATGCACCGGCCAACCAAGGCACCGACCGTACAGGTTGTGGTGGTATTTGGAAAGGCGGCGCAGGTGGACCTGCTGGATACAGCGGCTTCAGTGATTCGGGCGGTGCCTCGCGGTTCTTCTACGTGGCGAAGGCCGGTAAGAAAGAGCGCAATGCGGGATTGCCGGAGGATGAGAAGAACGACCATCCGACCGTGAAGCCTGTCGCGCTGATGCGCTGGCTTTGCCGCCTGGTCACT